AAATGTATGTTCAGCACCTTTACCATCTATGTTTGATACTGTTAAAGTACCTTTGTCTTCATCTTTTGATGTGATGATAGATGATTTAGTATTTACTATGATACACTTAATGCCTTTTTTCTTACATGCTTTTGTAATTAATTCAGCAGTAGTGTTTTCTTTAGGGTCTTTTGAATCTGCTACCGTTACAATAGCTATCGTAAAGGGTTTATCTTTACGGCCAATATCTGTTTCAGTAATAAACTCTTTAAATTTTGGTACTAACATTACTCACTTTTAGATGGACCACAAGTAATAGTAATCTCTTGTTCTTGGTTAGAGTCGTTTATTGCTTGTGCCTCTGTATTTTCCCTTATAAGTTTTTCAGTATCTATCTTTTTACCAATGTTATATTTTGCTGATAAATTCCACTCTTTCTTTTCTTTAAAAGGTAATACCTTAATTTGAGATAATGGTGCTTTATTCTCAGCAGCCTGTGTGTTTACTATGTCAATTAGGTTCCAATCTTGTAATAAGATTGCTATTGTGTTTCTTCTTTGAATATCGTTCTCAACCAAGGTAGACTTCTTGCCATCTAAAGCAAATAGTTCTTTGAAGTGTGTAATAAAATATTTACCTTGTTTGTGTAATATGTGACATGATTGGTATAACGTCTTATCTTTACGACTAGCCACACCAATTCTTGTAAGGGTTTCCCTTACCTTTAAAAAATCGTCAGGTTGTTTGATTGTTACCTCTAACATACTCTCTGGCGACCATTGTATTTCTTGTTCACTCATCTTGTTCTCCCACCTTTAGATAAGGTATTCTTAATTAATTCAACTTGTTCTTTTGTAAGTATGTTAAGAGCCTCTTTTGCTTTTTCATTACTGTAACCATAATACTCCTTTACATATTCTAAATTTTTCAACTTGGCTTGTGATAACCACTTGCCACCAAATCGCTTCTTTTTTCTAATACTATTTAGTAGAAAAGTAAACTGTATTTTCTTATCCAGAAAATGATAACCATTCATTTCATTAACTTGTGCTATACAATCATAAAACATTGATAAACACTTGTTAATAACAAATGGTGGATACTTCTTCTCCCATGTAAGGTCGTCTGTATCTAATAATTTTTCTTTAGTGAAATTAATTGAATTAAGATAATCTTTCAATTCATACATAATATAAACTTGACTTTCTATTTTTTTCTTAAATGTTTGTTATGACCTTTATGACTACCCATATAGTAATCGCCTGGTTCATAATCCCAGCATTTACCATGATGTCCTCTAAAATCAGCCCAAAACATTCTTAACTTTACTATCAGCTTTCTAAATAATGTTCTTTTCGCCATTATATCCTCTACTTAAATTTACAACTTGCCATTATTTCTGTGAGGCAAGCGACCATATTTATCTCTTGGTCAGCCACAAAAGCAGATTTATATTGGTAACCAGCTAAAATTAATATTGCTTGAGGTATAGATTTAGAATCTAGTGCTGTATATAGAACATCATAGATAGTTTTAAATAGAAAGGCAGCCTCTTTGTCTAGGTTTTGAACCACCCACTTTCTCATATCATTAAACTTCTTCTCTTTTAATGACACTATTAAGTCTTTGGTGTTCGCCTCCGATAGACTAAACAGTATACCACTGTCAATCTTACCTCTTACAGAGTATCTTTGAAGTTCGTTTATAGTTCTTCTAAAATCTGGATAGTATTTCTGTATTAGTTCGCCTAATACTTTCTTCTCAAATTCTATATTCTCATCTTTTAGAACACCCTCTAAACGTTTCATAAAGGCAGTAGCTGTCTTAACCTTTTGACCATTCTTAATGGCAAAATCAATTACAGTACAACGACTATGTAAGGCAGGTATTATCTTGTTAACATAATTACATGTAAATATAAATCTACAGTTATTGTAAAATGTTTCTATAAAGTTTCTTAAAGCAGGTTGAACACTATCGGCGTTCATGTAATCTGCCTCGTCAATTATGACAACTTTATGATTAGATTCTTCGGTAAGAGATACAGTAGAGGCAAAGTTTTTAATCTTATGTCTTAATGTATCTATTTGTCGGCCTTCATCTGAACCATTGATAATAATATAATCAGCACCAAGTTCCTCACATAAGGCTCTTGCTACTGTAGTTTTACCAGTACCAGCAGTACCAGATAGAAGTAGATTAGGTATTTCTTTTTGTTTTAGAAAGCTAGTAAATGTTTCTTTTAGACTAGCAGTTAAGATACAATCAGATATTTTTCTAGGACGGTATTTTTCAACCCACAAAAAATCTGACATAATATAAACCTCACTTTATTTCTTTTCATCATATTTTACAGTGACCTCATAGCCACCTTTTCTATCTGTCCACCAATCATCTTCTCTATCATAATCGTGTTCACTCAAAAAATCCCAAAATTTATCAGATTCTTTATCTGTAGGTTTTTCACCTATCACCTTTAAAGGATTTCTATACTCTTGTTCTTGGTGTGATATTATTTCTTTAAATCTTTGGACAGAACCAAACTCCTCAATGATTGCCTCATCATCTACATCATAAGTAAACTCAGAGGAAACGGAGTGCCATTCAGTTTTTTTGACTATCATTAAAACTCTGAATCAGGTTCTAATGCTATCCAATACTGTATTGATCTGTTTCTATTAACAAAATGACTTATCTTTTGTTTAGAGATAGCTACATCATAATCATCACCAACCATTTTAAAGTTTTCTGCCTTAAAATAAGCCGTAAAGTTCTTATCTGTTTCACCAACATTTAAAGAATATTCGTTAGATGACTTGTTCTTTTTATCTGTAGCTTTAAGTTTGATGTTTGTACCATCACCAACAACAGCAACATCTGGTAAATTAAGAGTTGTAACACCCTTTAATAACTTAGCAAACGTTTCTTTTTTCAAAGTAAAATTAACTTCTTTATCAGGCATTGTGATGTTTTTAGTAGGCGCCACAATAACTGACTTGTCAGCAAAGAAATACTTAACTGATTGTTTAGAGTTTGTGTCAGCGATTTGTACATTTGAACCACCATTAAATTTTAGTTCTGGTTTTTCAAATAGTTCTACTGATCTTAAAAACTCTGGTAGATCATAGATAGCAAACTCGCTATCAAACTTTTCTGATATTTCAGCCTCAGCCAAAATGTTTTTCATTGTTGAGATTGTTTGTACTTTATTTCCTGGTTTAAGCAGAATATTCTGATTAATGTCAGAAAAGTTTTTTAGTACAGCAATCGTATCACTTGATAGATTCATATATCACTCCTTCATAATTTAACATATTATAATATAACACAGTATTGTCCTATTGTCAATGCTAGTTGTTTTTTCCCATATCTAACCATTGTAATACATTTTCTGGTGAAGACTCACCATAGGGATCTGTAGTACAATCATCTGATTTACCAGGTTCTTCAAATATTTTTTCTATGATACCATCATTTACTATCATAGCATATCTCCAAGATCGGTAACCAAAACCTTTATCGTCTTTTTTGACAAGCATACCCATTTGTCTAGTAAACTCACCAGAACCATCAGGTATTACTTTAACATTTTTAATTTCTTCATTGTTTGCCCAAGCATTCATAACAAACGAATCGTTTACTGATACACAATAAATCTCATCAATAAAATGTTCTTTAAATTTTTCTATATTGTTTTCAAAGCCAGGTAATTGTTGTGATGTACAAGTAGGAGTAAATGCTCCTGGTAAACTGAACAATACTACTTTTTTGCCTTTGAAATAATCATCTGTTGTTTTAGTTGTCCACTTACCATTGTCAAATGTACAACCACCGGCCTCATCTATATCGCCTTCTCTTACTTTAAACTCAATCTTTGGTAACATAATATCCTCTTTTAATTTTGGAGCGGATAAGAGGTACTGCCCCTCTTTCTAAGCATTGGTAATGCCTCATAATACTTTTATACGATATCCGCATTTAACTTAATATAACACAAAACTACTCCAATGTCAATGCTGGTTTGAAGTTCATAACCAATATTTCTTTACCTCTACTGGTAGTCTTCTTTTTAGACTTGGTGCTATTTGCTTTACTAAATTCTTTAGAAATCCAATGATATTCTTCTTTTGGAAACCACTCCGATAGTTGTGGAAAGTCATAATAAGATAATACAAACTTACCTTTGATTGACTTTAATTTGTTTGCCAGGTCTTCGTGTTGACTTCTTTGAAAGTCCTGTACATAATAGTCTTCCATTTTGTAATATGGTGGATCACAATAAAATAATGTATCTGGTTTATCATATAGATCAATAACTGTTTCAAATGATTCGTTATGTACATGGTTAATACCTTTAATATGATATAACCATTTTTTATTTGAAATCTTATCTATAAAGTGTAGGTACTTTGAACGGTATTTACCTTTCAAGTGTACGAATTTTGTTTTTTCTGTTAAGGTGTCTCCTGAAAAGCTTTGTGTTTGTAAATACAAATACTTGGTGGCCCTATCAATATCTCCTAATTCAAAGTTAGTATTAAAAGGTATTAATTCTGATCTGAATTGGTCAAAGAGTTCTTTGTTTTGGTCTTCATATGATAGTAAAGACTTTAAAAATTTTTGATCATCATATCTGGCACAATGAAATATATTGGCTATGTCTTTATTGAAATCGTTATATACGTTTGTGTGAGCCTGATCTATTTGATGGTTGGCCATAAAGTAAACCCAATAAGCACCACCAAATGGTTCAACATAGGTGTTGTGTTTTGGAAATTGTGAGGCAATCCACTTTGCCTGAAACTTTTTACCACCGAGATAACTAAACATAATAAGAGTATATATTAAAAAAGGCGGAAAGTCAATGCTCTCCGCCTTTTAGGATTAATTATTTAATTGTTATTGTTCTAGCTTTTTTGTGGTCTGGAATAATTCTTTCCATAGACACCACTAAAAGACCATCTTTTAACTCAGCACCTTTGATTTCTACATCTTCGGCGATTGTAAAAGATTTAGAGAACATTCTTTTGGCGATACCTTTATGAAGTACACCATCATTGTCCTCAACCTCTTTTTCTGCCTCATCTTTGACAGACTTGATTGTTAGGACACTATTCTCAAAAGACACATCAACATCTTTTTTACCATAGCCTGCTAAGGCAACCTGTATATCATAGTTGTATTTACCTGTCTTTACTATGTTATAAGGTGGGTAATTAGGCTGACTTATACTGTCATATTGATGATTAAACATTGACTCAAAATGGTCAAATACATCATCATATCCTACTGATAATGGTCTTAATTGATTGAAAATTGAAATTGCTTTATTGGTCATAAAAACCTCCTTTGTTATAAGCGAGTTTCATTTTGTAGATCCCATTATGGCGATCTATTATTATTTATATAGGTACTAATCTTAAAATTACAACCTATAAATGGCAGTTTCTTTTGTCACCGAGTACAAACTGCCAAAGATCACGGTTTAGCGACACCGATAATCTATCGGAGTTCTTTACGCCGTAGGACTTACGAGTAGCCTACAGTATTATATATACATCAACACGGCGTAAAAATCTAAAAACCTCTGGTAAGTCTAAGCTTCTTTTGCTTCTTTTTAAAGTTGGCAATACCTTCTTTTTTCTTACGTCTTTTTTTCTCTGACGGTTTTTCAAAGTATTGTTTTGCTTTTAACTCTTTTAGGAGGCCATCTTTTTGAAGTTTCTTTTTTAAAACCCTCAAAGCTTGCTCTACGTTTCCGTTCCTGACTTGTATTGTAACTGACAAATTATTTTACCTCCTTACCTAAATCTTTATATAACAGTTTATTAGCTCTCATAAGAGATTTTATTTCAAAATCGTTTGTTTTAATTTGTGATCTAATAGGTTGTTCAACAACTGTTTTTGTTAATTTTTTAACATCAACATCTTCTATTAGTCCTTCATATAGTTTATTAACATCATCACCTGTGTAAGATTTTTTATTAGGCCATATTTTTTCCATTAAACTAATAGTAGTATTAAAATTATTTGTACCAACTTTAGTCTTAATGTATTCTTCATTTTTATATTTTTTAGTCATCATTTATTCCATTATATAAGTTATGTGTAATAATGGTGGAGGGCACTACCCCTCCACCTAGGACTACACTATGTTTAATAGATTTAGATAACTTCGTCATCCGACTCACTATCATTGTCATCCGTTTGTGACTCTACTTCAGCTTTTCTCTGGTCTTCCATAATGTCTTCGACATTGGCACCAGCGTCAACTTTAGTATATAATTCAACAAATGAATTTTTTGTATCATCATCAAATCTATTAGTACACATCTGTACAGCCTTCATCTTATTGTCAAAGATTGAATAAGCTTGTGTTATGTGGACTAATCTTCTTGTTGAGATAATCTCATCAACACCACCATCAAAGTATGTTTTTCTGATAACATCAGCCCATGTAGTTAACTTATCTACAAATTTAACATCTGATTTACCATAAGACTTTAAGGTATTGTTTAATATTTTTTTCTCAATATTAACAGACGGATATTTCTGTTCAAATGTAATAGGGAATCTTTCTAAAAAAGCCTCATTAAGTACATTAGTACCGATAAATTTACCGTCTTCACTACCTTGACCTTTTGTATTGGCAGTAGCGATAACATTGAAACCATTAGCAGGTTTGATAAACTTGTTAATCTTTTTAACAAAGACACCAGAGCCTTCTAAGATAGGTTGTAAACACATAATCTTATTACTTGCTAAGTCAATCTCATCAAGTAAAAGAAGAGCGCCTCTTTCCATAGCCTCAATAACAGGACCATTTTGCCATACAGTTTGGCCATCTTTAAGTCTATAACCACCTAACAGATCGTCTTCATCTGTTTCAATAGTAATGTTAACTCTGATTAATTCTTTTTTGGCCTCAGCACATGCTTGGGTAACACCCATAGTTTTACCGTTACCAGACAAACCTGTAATAAACACAGGATAGAATTTATTAGATTTGATAATAGATTTTAAATCTGGATAGTTACCAAATGATACGAACACTGGATCTTTTTTAGGAACAATGTCGCCAACTAAAGAAGACACCACATAAGCAGCTTCTTTTTTAGTTTCATTAACTGGTGCTAAGATTTTTTCACTATCAGTATTGGCTGTTTTCTTAACAGCAACTGATTGAGATTCGCCATCTACAGGCAATTTGAATAAAGACTTACCAACTTTGTAATCTTTATTTTTAATTAGCCATTGTGGAGCATACTTACAACCAAACTTTTTGTTTGCTTGTTTCAACTCATCAACAGATAATTGAGATTTGCCAAACTTTTCATAAGCGTGTTTAACAAACTCTTGTTGTTTAGTGTTTAACATAGTGTTTTTCTCCTTTTTCATAGTTATTATTGGTATATCCTATCAGAATTGGCATAAAAGTCAAGCCTATAAAAAGCGTTATAAACCCTAACATCTAAGCGACCTCCTGTATGAATTTGTTTAATAGTGATCTGGAAACGATTCGGCCTTTCATAGATTTACTGAACAATTGTTTAATCTTACCAGTTTTCATATTCTCGTTTACACCAGAAAGGTCAGTATTCTCTACGCCTAAGTCTTTACCATTTAATAAGAAGTATCTATTGTAGCCATCTTTTACAACGTCAGCACACTTCTCTTTATTAAATTGTTTTTTAAGTTTTAAAATTTTAGTTTGTTTATCATTCCAATCCTTGTATTTACCAACCATTGTTTCCAAGTCCCACATTCTACGAAGATTTTTAACAATGTAAAAACCAACAGTATTAACATTGTATTGATTTCTTAACACATTTAAAAGTAGATCGGTCATAACACCTCTAAAATTTTTAGCGTCTGGTGTATATTGTTTTTTACCAATTGTAATAACTTGTGTATCAGAATTACCTTTGTGATCAACTGTTAAGTGTTTACCATTGTTTACAATCTTTGAAACACCATAATTAGAGTTTGAACCACCATCTGTAAGTGTAATAAATGTTAACTTCTCAATATTGTATTTTGCTTTAAACATTGGTATGATTTGATTCATAGCAACTAAAGACTCATTAAGTGGTGTAGTACCTAACCAAAAACAATCTGGCACGGAAAATCTATCACCTTTATACATGTCCTCATAACCATTTCTATAAGTATATCTCTCATTGTAATATTGTCCCATGTGATATAGATATAATAAAGACTCGTCTAATTGTTTTCTTTTTAGTTTGTGACTAGCAACATTAACTAAATTAAAGTCTTCAAATACACCGTCACCATGTTTAAAATTGTATATTTGGCTATCGTTTTTAATTTTATCACCATTGTCTAGGTATCTGTATTTGTTTACCTTACCAGCCATTTCACTAGTAAATAAGTAAACTTCATAAGGTATATTAATCTTGTCACAAAACCACACTAGATTCATCAACTGCTCAATTGTTTGTTTAATACTATCACACATTGAACCTGACCAATCTAGTAGCATAATCATGCCGTGGTTTTTAGCGTCAGGAGTAATTGTTAGCCTTTTGAAAATATCATCACTGAATTTGTAATCTTTTAATTTAAGAGGATCAATAGTACCTGTTTTATCTGTAGTTGCTCTTTTGTAAGCAGTAGCAGATTTTTTCATTTCAAACTCTTTAACTAGGTACATAACAGTTTTTTTGTTATCGTTTTTAAACTTCTTAAAACTATCTTTTAACCAATTAACATATTCTAATCTACGAGCTGGTACATGACTTGAATATTCACCTTTTTGCCATACAGTTTGTTTCCATGTTTTAATCCATTCTTTATTTGAAACAATGACATTTTTTAGATTAACTTTTGGTAAATTAAAGTAATTATAACTAGTATGACCATCTAATAATTGTTCTTTGTTTTTTTCAAATGTATCATTAGTAATAACTTTTAAGTTTGCTGGGTCAACACCACCGTCACCACCAGCACCTTTAGCATGAGCATTTGCTTTTGATGATTTATCTTCTTCTTCACCACCGTTTTCTTTATTCTCAGCATTACCCTCACTATCACCATTCTCATTTTTAGAATCATCTGACTCTATATCAGTTTCATCTGACTCATCACCATAAGCTTCACTAAATGGGTGATCATCAAAATCAGGTAACTTTTTAAGTTCAATAATTTTTTTCTTTTGCCAATCTAACATTTCTTTAGCTAACTTGACAACTTGATTAAAAGTTTTTAAAGCGTCAACTTTTTGTAACCATTCTTTATCTTCAGCAGAAAAAATAAAAGATATTCTATTACTTGACTTTGATCTCATATTAATTTTATCAATTAACATTAAGTCAGTATTAACATCTTTACCATTTAAACCAAAGAAATTTTGTTTTTCTAAAATATCAAAACCATTTAAATAGTTTCTAACTACA